CTTGAATCACAGATGCTTAATGCAGATATGATTATTGGCGGGCTGATTGGAATGCTGAATGAATCACGAATCGCGCTTTCTCAATCTGTGGAAGCAGCTAACAGCAAAGAAGGCGTATAACAATGGCCTTTAGCATACAAGATATGGTTAAACTTGGACTTAAACGCAACGTAAACGAATTGTTTGAACATGGCCCAGGAATGCTTGAGCTTAATGTTGGAGCAGGCAATACAAAGATTGATGATTGTATAAATGTTGATTACCCAGAGTATGATGCAGATAATGGCAGATTGCCATATCCAGATGTCACTGTATCTTTAATACATGCTTATCATTTTCTTGAGCATGTAAAAGAGCCAATCAAAGTCCTTGAGGATTTTGAGCGTGTTCTTTGTAAAGGTGGTATTGTCAACATAGTTGTTCCATATTACTCATCTAATTTGCAGGCACAAGATTTAACTCATGTGCACGCATTTTCTGAAGAGACATTTCCGGCGTTGTTGCGGCAGGGATTATGGTATGGAAAGGGGGCTAGAGCATGGAGATTTGAGATCAATGCAAACTTCATCTTTGGTATAGTTGAGAGAAATCTCTGTTTATTTGTTCAACTGGTGAAAGTATGATTGTAATATATGATACAGAAACGACGGGGTTGTTGGCACCTGCTGCTAATGACATAAGCAAGCAACCGTATATCATTGAGATATGCGCAATGAAGTTTACCAACGACATGGAGCTTGTAGATGAATATTCATCACTTATTAAACCCCCAATTCCGATTTCAGATGAAATCACAAAGATTACAAAAATTAGCAATGATATGCTTAAAGATGCTCCAGGCTTTGCTGATGTTTATGCTGATATTGCTAACCTTTTTCTTGGAGCTAGTTCCATGGTTGCTCATAACCTTGGTTTTGATCGGAGCATGCTCGCTAATGAATTGGTTAGGATTGACAGACTTATCCAGTTTCCATGGCCTATGAGACACATCTGTACAGTGGAAAGAAGCATGAGCTACGAAGGCCGGAGGTTGAACTTGACAAAGTTACACAAGCTTGCCACTGGAAAAGAACAAATTGATGGTGCTCACAGAGCCAAGACTGATGTTCTTGCTCTTGTTGAATGCTTTAAGTTTCTGAGAAAAGAAGGAAAGATTAAACTATGATGCACATTGCCCTCAAGACTGAGTATAGTTTCAGAAAGTGCTTTTTGCCAATAAAGGAAATTCATAAATATGTGAATAATGGTGTAGTAGGTATTGCTGATATAAACTCAACTTTTGGGCATGTTCCATTAATGAAGGAAGCCAAGAAGCATGGCTTCAAACCTATCTATGGTGTCCGGCTCACCGTGATGCCAGATGATGCAAATTTTAGAACATCCAATTTATATTGGGTGTTTATTGCAAAAAATATTGACGGGTTACAGGAAATATATGAGCTTACTGCAACAGCCTTTGATAATTTTCATTACATTCCTCGTTTGCTGCTTAGCGACATTAGTAGCATATCAAATAATGTGGTCGTCATTCCCACGTGTGACTTCGGAGACTGGAATAATATTGCGCATCTTGCTACTGCTGTTCCGTTTGGTGCTGGTAACAGTATGGATCATATTGACATCAATTTTCAACGTGTATATATTGATAACAATGACTATGGTGATATAGATGATAAAGACATTTATGAGCTCATTGCGGGCACTCGCCCAGGTGAAGATAGGCCAATGTTCCAGTTTGCTACAAACATTAGCGAACAACATATATTGTCTGATAATTGCATTTCTGGTTTATACCGTCTTGATTCCGGCAGCGATGTTACTGATAGGATTGCTGGAGAGTGTGAGGTGGATTTTCCTATTGCTCCTACACTTACGTATCCACGCAATCAAGATATTAGGGAAGTGTGTACCAGAGGAATAATCAGAAATAATTTGGTGATGACACCAGAGTATGCTGCGCGCCTTGAATATGAAATTGGATTGATTGAAGAAAAGGGATTTACAGATTACTTCTTGATAGTATCTGACATGATAATGGAAGCCAAGAAAAAGATGCTGGTTGGCCCATGTCGTGGATCATCAGCAGGCTCTCTAGTTTGCTATCTAATGGGCATAACAGAAATTGACCCAATAAAATATGACCTGATCTTTGAACGGTTCATAGATATCAACCGATTTGATACACCAGATATAGACATTGACTTTCCTGATACAAAAAGGGATAGTGTAATTGATTATCTCAAAAGACAGTATGGGAATAAAAACGTAACTCAAATCTCAAACGTAAACAGATATAAGCCGAAGTCATTGATAAATGATTTTGCAAAAGGCTTATTTATTCCAAAGGCAAGACTTGAAGAATTCAAAGACTCAATCATTGAAAAGACTGGTGGTGATGCTCGTGTATCCACAGTAATGGATGAGTTTCAAGGTGATGTAGGCAAAGAGTTTTTACTAGACTATCCTCAGATTGGATTGTGTGCTAGAGCAGAAGGGCATGCTACTCATGTTGGAAAGCACGCAGCCGGAGTTATTGTATCAGGTGATGCACTTTCCAAATATGGAACAGTGAATCCGAAGGAAGGCAGCATAATGATGGATAAGCGTGATGCTGAAGCAATCAATCTTCTCAAGATTGACTGTTTAGGATTGCGCACTTTATCAATATTGGAAGAGTGTTGTGATCAAGTTGGCATGAGATATGATGATCTGTATAGCCTTCCACTTGATGATGCTGAGACATACAAGATATTCCGGCAGTTGCGGCTTCAGGGCATATTCCAGTTTGAAGGCCAAGCTCTAGTTATGTTGTGCCGTGATCTTAATGTGACAAAATTTGATGATCTGGTTGCCATAACCGCATTGGCTAGACCAGGTGCATTACGATCAGGCGGCGCCGCAATTTACACTGCGTGTGCAAACGGGCGATCTGATGCAAAATATTTTGGTGATTTACACAAAAATATAACCATAGACACATATGGTGTAATGGTATATCAAGAGCAGATGATGAGAATTGCTCGTGAGATAGCTGGCTTCTCATGGATGGTTGTATCTGATATGAGGAAAGCAGCATCCAAGTCTATGGGTGATGATTATTTCAAAAAGTTTGAAGAGGACTTTATAAATGGGTGCATTAATAATTCGGGTCTTGACCTCACCGCAGCTACTGCTCTTTGGAAAGATGTGTCTCATAGTGGTTCTTGGATCTTTAATAAGTCTCATGCTGTGGCATATGCAATTATTAGTTATTGGACAGCATACTTTAAGGCTCATCACCCACTTGAGTTTGCCATTGCGAATCTTAATAATGTCAGCGATGATGACAGTGCACTTCGGATGTTGCGTGATCTTGTGCAAAAAGATGGGCTGAAATATCTTCCTGTTGATCCAGACACTTCCGGCGTGAAGTGGACTATTCAAGATGGAGTGATGGTAGGAGGGCTTACTAACATTGATGGTGTGGCCGCAAAAACAGCGGAGAAAATTATCCTAGCAAGAAAGGGAAGAGCAAAGCTAACCCCTTCTATTTACAAGAAATTAATGAACCCTGTAACCCCTTTTGACATCCTATTTCCTACCGAACACTATTGGGGGAGGCTATTAAATGACCCGAAGTCATTTGATCTTGATCGTGGATTCACAAGGTTAAATGAAATAGATGGCGAAGGTGAGTATCTAGTTATAGGCAAGCTCAAGAAGCGAAACCTTATGGATAACAATGAATACAACAAAGTGCTGAAGCGAGGACATGAAGTTGAAGAAGATAAAAGATGGTACCTCAACATTATCATTGAAGATGACACTGATAGCATTATGTGTCATATTGATCGTAATAGCTTCAGCAGACTCAACGGACGTTATATTGCGGAGCATGGTAAAATTGATGAAGACTGGTACATGATAAAAGGCACAATGAAAGGTGATTGGCGTGGGCTCAATGTAATTGAGATTCTTAATTTGAAAGAGCACTTTGGTGGGTATTTATTGTGAATATGAAAGTTGTTGATGCAAAATACATAAACAAGAGTGCAATAAAATTGCTTGAGTCAATTCTTGATCAAGCAAGAAGTGGAGAGATTGTTGCAGTTACAGTAGTGAGTGAGATGAGTGATACAACATATACTTTATCAGCTTCATCATCAGCAAGTAGGGTGGCAACAGCAGGAATGTTGCTAGATTCAGCAATCAAAAGACTGGGGTATAAAGATGAAAATTGAAATTGTAAGAGATTGCACCAATGGAATTGAAGATTTTGTATGGCGAGCAAGTAGGCACCAAGATGCAGATGTCTCTGGAGTCCATAAGATTGATGCACCTGTGATGGATTTCCCGATTCTCACATTAGCAGTAGATTGTACAATAGCTGAGCGTGAAGTATTTGTTTCATATCGTGAGCATGTAATGTGGGCTAGAACATCACGAGTAGATGACCCGCTGCTATTTGAAGTTGATTCTAATTTTAATCCTGCATTCTATGAGCAAAACAGAAGAAGCATGCAATTTAATAAAGAGTCTGGCATGAGCCAAGATGATTATAGAATGGCATTGCCTCTAGTTGCAATGACTAGCTTCACAATACAAGTTAGCATACGCACATTGATAAAACTATTCTGGACATTCAAAGAGTTATTTGAAAGCACAGACAGTGTACTGTTTAAGAATGCTGCACTAGCAATATCCCCAATACTTGCAAAAGTAAATTGCTCTCCAATGGATATGCCAAATGCTTATGTTGATGTGCTTCCAATTGTAAAAGAATTTGAATCAGATAGAGTTGGAGACATGGTGAGCATCTATTTGCCAGATGCAACAATAGCATTGCGTGCACAAGCAATCCGGCACCGCTCACTTCACATAAAAGATAGTCTGCGCAGCAGGATGAGCAATGTTGATATGTTGACTATTGGTTCTCCAATTCACTTGGCTATATCTGCTGATGTTGAAGTGTGGAAAGGAATAGCAAAAAAGCGTCAGTGCTGGTTAGCTCAACATGATCTGTGGAAGCCAGTATTAGATGAAGTGAATAGCATTCTGGACTTGAGTAAAGAGTTGCCATGCGCCGGAGGATCATGTCCATATGAAGCAGATGCAGTATTGCGATATACAGATGTTGACCCAAATCCTCCATGCCCTATGCATGCATGTATTACAAAGACCAGATTTATTGAGCACACAGTAGATGCTTTACAGCTAGTTAGACGTGATTCACGCCCTAATTGGTGGAATACAATTATTCGTAATGCAGGAGAAAATTTATGAAAGATGCTCGAAAGTTTGCAGAATTTTTCCACAATATGTCAGCTATAAATCGCTTCAGTCAATTCCGGCTGGTGAATCCTGAATCTGTGCTTGAGCACACAGGTATGGTTGGCATTACAACTATGATCCTTTGTGATATGGCTCAAGTGCCTACTAACACTGCATATCTTGCTTTGCGTCACGCTCTTGCTCATGATGTAGATGAGATTCTTACAGGTGATATTAGCATGCCTACAAAATATGCTAGTAAAGCAGCTGAAGATGCATTAAGAGATATTGCAAGAAGCAATATGGCAATAATTTGTACTGAGTATGAATTAAATATGTTTAATGATTGGGATTCATCTAATCATGCAGCATATCACACAATAGTTAAACTTGCTGATGTATTGGCAGTTTTCTATAAGGCATATCAAGAAATTGATATGTTTAGCAATAGAACCATGATAGGTGCAATACAGCAATTATTGCCTGCTATAATGCGCCGTCATGCAGCATTTATTGAGCACTTTCCAGATGCTCTATCTGTAACTGATCTTTGCGAAGATGTTTGTGAATCAACCCGTTGCCTAAAAGGAGCATGAAAATGATATACATAGCTGGTCCATTTTTCAATGAAGAACAAGTTGCGTTAATAGAGGCAATTGAAGCAGTATTGACTTTTAACAATATTGAGTTTTATTCACCGCGATCTGAAGGAGTTTTGTTCAATATGACTCCAGAAGAAAAGCGTGCAAGAATGAAATATATTTTTGAAAAAAATGTTGAAATGTTAAATAAGTGTGACACAGTAGTTGCAGTTATTGATGATCATGATACTGGAACAGTATGGGAAATTGGATATGCTTATGCAAGCAAAAAGCCAATAGTAACTGTTACAGATAAAGACTATGGATTAAATGTTATGATTGCACAATGTGTAGTCTCTCATTGTAAAACTGTAGAGCAAATACCGCAAGCTGTAAAAGGCTCATTTCAACAAGACTGGGTAGGTGGTGTGATATGAGTGAAGTTACACTGTATGCAAAAGATGGGAAAGGCAATATCAGAGTGTGGACTGGACGTGTAACAGATTCCGGCTTGGAGTATGAATGGGGTTCACTAGGTGGCTCTATGCAGACTCAGACTGAAGAAGTTGAAGCCAAGTCTACCCGTACATGGGATGAGCAGTGTATGCTCCAGTTATCTAGCAAAGTTGCTAAAAAGCGTGATGCTGGATATTGCTATAAGCTGGAAGATGCTCAAAATAATGCGCGTACCAATGCATTGAATCTGGCGCGCCCTATGCTTGCACAGACATATGACCATCCTCGGCAAGTTAAGGAAGGTGCACTATGGCAATACAAGTACAATGGGTTGCGCTGTTTAATGGTTAAAACTGCACAGGGCATTGTTGCATATTCACGCAACGGTAAGCCATTCACAACTCTTGGCCATATTACTTCCGGCTTGGAGTTGATCATGGAAGAAGGTGATACTTTAGATGGTGAGCTGTACAGCCACGGTAAAACTTTACAGTCAATCTTGTCTTTCATAAAGCGCAAGCAGCCTGGTACTGCAGAAATAAAGTACCATATTTATGACAAGATAAGTCCAGACCCTTTCTGGAAGCGCTATAAGGACTTACAGGAGGCTATAGGCGACGACGAAACGCTATCCTATAGGGTAGTACCGACCCTCCCCCTAGCCGCGCCCGTAGGTAGGCTGGCCGAGGCTGTCAAGGGTGTATTATCCGAAGCAAGGAATAGCGGATATGAGGGCATCATGATTAGGCACAGCACTGCTGGATATGAGTCTGGAAAGCGCAGCAAGTCTTTGCTTAAAGTCAAGGTGTGGATGGATGAAGAGTATGAAGTTATTGCTGTTCATGAGAGCAAAGATGGCTGGGCAATACTTGAATGCAAGCTGCCAAACGGCCGCAGCTTTACAGTAAGTGCACCAGGATCAGTAAGTGAGAAAGTGGCAATCTTCAGGAAAAAAGATCAGTATATTGGAAAATGGGTAAGTGTTCAATATGCTGAATTGACAAAAGATGGAATTCCTTTCCATCCAGTTGCCACAATGTTCAGAAATAAAGATGCAGAATAAAGTCAGATTGGGGAGGGTGCAAGTTTCTCACCCTCTCCATGATTTTGAGTGATACAAGTAAATGGCACAGACCATTTTTGCACTGACATAAAAACTCCGCCTTCAGCACCAATCTTCCCACCATGTGAATAGTCCGGCTTGATGCGGATGCAATGCGCCCTTAGAGCAGCCTGTCCAATCTGATCAAAAGTAATCTCACTCTTGTCACGAATAGACTGGCCTTCAACACTGAAGTCAACTTGACCAGCAACATACACTTCATAGCTATCAACACCAGGATGTACATGGTGAGGAATTTCAATGTTTGGTGGGCAGATAAATAGTTGCACTTGGAAAGGCCATTGTCTTAGCAAAACACATCCTGCTACGTTGCCAATGGATGATACTGCATTGTGAAATGGCGCATGGCCAATTGAAGTGCCGTATTCAAGATACCACATCAAGAAGTATGTCAATGGGTCATCTTGCTCAAGAAGATAATTGACAATAGTATCAATATCTTCTTGAGTTGCTTGTTCTGGCAAGCCTACTTTTGTTGATACAAACTTCACTTGGCTCTGCTCCTGTAATACTCTTCAAGACGATTTTCATAATCATCTTCAAAGCGGTTGTTATTCAAAACGTGCGCTCTTGTTGTTGGCTTAATACCGGATAACAATAGACAGATCAATAACTTCTTCATCTGTTGCCCATAAATTGGTTTTTTCTCTTCTCAGCTTCTTCTCTCAATAACTGCTCTTGCTCAATATTATTCATGATAATATTCACACCACCCTGAGCAGCAAGGTTATTGAGTCCTGTACCAACACCTGCTGTTCCTGCAAGAACTCCTGCTGGTGAACCTGTAATCCATTTTTTAGGCGCCAGTGATAGAGACACCCAATCTTCAGCAATTTTATTCAGATATGGGTTGTCACCTGACATCATAAAATTCGGGCCATATGTGTTGATTTTCATCAATTTTCTAAGCCATCTTTCAGCATCATCACCTTCCGGTTGGTCTTGCTTTCCAAGTCCTTGTGTCACCCCATATTGCTGAATTTTGCCTTTTGGATTTAACATAAGTGCTGTATCATTTATGTCAGTTGATAGCTTCCTTCCTGTTGGACCAGCATATGGGAAGTCAATCGTCTCAAGGGCACCATATTCAAGTAAGTCTGAAGCAGGATCCATCTTGCGATCAAGTTCTGATTTTGCTCTGTAGAAATTATCACCCTCACTCATCTTAGCTTCATAATTAGGGTTCAATGCACGTTCTTTACCAGAGATAAAATTTTCAACTTCATCAAGTGCTTTTTGCTTATCTGAGCCATAAGGAGCGGCATTTAGTTCATCTCTGAGAGTCCGTCTGATGTTCTGTAAATCTGAAGCACCAATAGGAGCAGCCGGAGTCATAATTGGAGCAGCAGGTCTAACTGGCGCAAGACTAAAAGGTGTCTGGCCAGCAATAACAAGAGGCGGCATCTTATCTTCATGTTGCAAAAGAGTTTGGAATACATTTCCTATTTTGCCAGTCCCAACATTGTGTTTACCATATTTATCAATAAGTGTATCTTTAAGACCAGATGCCTCACCAGGACCATATCTATATCCACCTCCTGCTGCTGCATTATATGCATCTTCTGCTTTCTTATCAAGATTTTCAATAAAGTCAGCTGTCATGCGACCATAGTCTTCTCCTTTCTTATCAACCCAACTAGGATCAATTGCTGACTTTAATTTTGCACCAAGCTCAGCTTGATTCTCAACATTTCTTTGATCAATAAATCTTTTTGCATTTGAACCAGTGATTCTATCCAAATATCTATTTGCAGCAGGAGTTCCATATGCAGACTCGCCGATATTTAATTTTGAACCAGACTTGCCAATATAATCTTGTGCATTATTGATCGTATCACGAAACTGTAATGGGGTTGCTGCAGTCATCCTCCATCCTGCAAGCATACTTCCTGGAATAGCAGATAACATTCCATATTTAGCAGAATCAAGAGCAGTTTGATTCTCATCTGCTGCACCTAATACAGCACCTTTAGCACCTTCATACCCAAGAAAAGAAGGAAACAATTTTAGTGCATCATCAGGCATAGCAAGCCTGCTGTTGTCAACATTAACAATTTTCTTTAATGGGTTTTTCGTAAATGCATTTCTCATGCCTACCATCAGGCCTTTTGGTGAAAATTTCTTAGATAACACTGTACTCAGTATTTCAGGAGCAGCAGATAATCCAAATGTGGTAAGCCCACCAACAGCTGAATTCAGACCACTCTCCCTGCCTGGATCACGAAGCTGCTCATCATATTGCTCAACTGATTGCCTTTGCTTAAAGTCAGCAAAATCAGTTAAGCGCTTGCTTTGTTCTTCAGGAGACAATTTATTAAATTGGCTATCAAATGCATAATTAACTGCCTTTTTGCCTAAATCAAACCAGTCATATGGTTGTCCATCAGGTGATATTTCACCTTCTTCAAAATATGGTAATCCTGATCTTAAGCCAAGATAGTTTTCTTTTATTCCCCTTGCATATCTGTTTTTTAGATTTTTTGCTGATTCAAAAGCTGCATCCTTTATGCTTGGATCAGCTGTGCCAAATGCATCAATTCTTGCTTGTTTAGCAGCATCAGAAAGATCATTTTCTGCCTTCATGTCCTCAACAACTGTTCCAAAATCAGTGCCAGGGACTTTGCGAAAACTACGTCCTTCCCTGACATATCTATCCGGCGCTTGAAAGTTCAGCTTGCTAAGATTCCTATTAAATGATGCAGCTATTCCTTGGCCAAGCTCACTATCAGGAACATATCCATCTTCACTATATGAACCTATTGGGTTGCCTTCTTCATCATATTGAATGCTGCTCATATTTTATCCTCACTAACAGTAACCCATTTACCATCTGCACCCTTTTTGGCAACAACTCTTATTTTCTGACCAGTAGGACGTTTTGTCTTTGGGTTAATAACATTGATATATGAAACCTTTTCACCAGGCTTGCCACCTTTGCCTTCAGCAACTGCCCTTAGAACACCTTTCATCATCTCAAATTTTCTTGCTGCTGCTTTAGAGCTATCTGCATTAAGGGGATTAACTGTGCCAACTTCAGCCAAAGTTTGCTGAAGAAGAGCAGTATCAGTATCAGACATTGACTTTGCACCACCTAATGCTGCGTTGACAGCAGATAGAATTGCTGCTTTGTTTGCATTATATGCCCTTACCTTTCCTTCATCAGTATCAAGAATTGCATTTCCATAATTAGCAACAGCTTCATTTTTTAGATTTTTTAAGCCACCAATAATAGTGCCTGATTTATCACGTGTTGCTGTTGCATCATTCCAAGATGATTCAAGACCTTCAACAAGCTTTAAAGCAGTATTCACATTTTTAATTGTGTCTTGGTCATCTTTTGGTGCATAAATAGCATCACCAGATGCTACATTTCTCCTGAATTCATCAATAGGTGTACCAGGAGTCACTGGCAATCCTGTGCTTGGATCAATATAATCCTCTGATATGTCAGTGCCTGTTGTTCCAGTAGGAAAAGCTGGCATATTTATGCTTACTCTTGTACCACCTCTTGCTTCTTTTTCTGCAAGATATGCTGCCAAAGCATTCCTATCTTGTAGATCAACATCACCAGACGTCAACATATACTCCTTGATTCCAGAAGTATAGTTAGGGTTATCAAAAACATAGCCTTGCTGGGCTTTGTTCAATCCTTCGCCTGTTTGATAGAGAGTGTCATCACCAGACTCCATACCAAGTTGACGCATTCTCTGAAAATACTCTTTGCTCTGAGGATCAAGTCCATCAAGCTGGGCAAACATATTCTTTGCCAGATCACCAGTGCGCTTTTGTGCTTGATCTTCCTGCATACGTGCCCACAGTGCAGGCACTTTTGTTGCAAGTGCGTAATCTGCATAGCCACCCATTAGATGAGCCCTCTGCCAATATATTGTTTCATGAGCATGCGCTGAAGTTCATCAGCTTTGCTATTCTTTTGAGCCATCATAGCCTTTTGCTGGGGATCAACCATATGTTGCTCACCAAACATTGACATGTCTTGAAACGGAGACATGCCCATCGAGTTTTGAGTTAGGCGTTGCATATTACCAACATCTTCAACTGTTTGATCAACAGCAGCTTTTTTAGCAATGCCAGCATCTTGTGCTTTTTGATCAACAGGAGCATCAATTGCTCTACCAGGCCCAGCAACACCAGCAGGCATAGGTGCTTCAACTTTTCCAAGCAAACCACCTGCTCCACCAGCACCGCCTCCCATCATGCCGCCCATCATTTTCTGAAGGCCTTGCATGCCCGATTCCATCATTCCACCAGCCATTCCACCCATCATACTAGACATAGCAATATCCTCAAGATTTCATAGATGCAGAATTAGAAGAATTCTTGGAAGATGATGAGCCAGATGAGCCACCACTACCGCCGGATGAACCAAGAACCAATGGTGCACCAATTCCTGATTTGTACTTGTTGTAATTATCCCATGACAAGTTTCCTTGTCTCATGGCATTATCAAGCAAAGAACCAGCATTCTGTTGCATTTGCTGATTGGCATTTATGCCATACTGCATCATCTGGTTCTTTTGAGCAAGTAATTGTGCAGCACGATCTTGGGCAGCTCCACGATTTGAGTCAGCCTGTTGAGCAATGCCCATCTTCCATTGCATATCTCTGTCGTAGTTTTCACCACGCATAGTTGCTTCTTTATCAAGCATTTGATTATTAGCAAGTGCACGCGTAAGTGCCTCAGACACACCATGACGAGAGCTTCCGGCTTGGCCTGCGCCAACAGCATCAAGATTTACAGTAGCAAGCTGTTGCTTCATATTGTCAATCTGGCCAGCTTTCATTGCCTGAACCATAGGTTCAATATATGTATTGCCTGGGCCACCAGTTATGCTTTCATACATTTTGCCAACTTCAGATGGTCCATTCATAGATGCTTTAATAGCAGCATCAAGATCAGCATTCTGAGCACCACCTTGCAACATTTGCTTCCAAGATTCATCAGTATTGGCATTAATGCCTTTCATCTGCTCATTCAAAGCAGAGAATTGATCATCATATTGATGAGGATTAAAATTCTGATAATTCCTTTGTGCCTCAGAATACAAATCTGCAAGATATTTCTTTTGCTTGCCAAATACCTTGTCTTGTTGAAAATATGAATTCATTGATCGTGAAGAAGAATCTGACTTCCCACCGGACGTTGAACTTGACATGATCAGTCCTCTATTGAGTTTATCAAAACAGTATATGCTTTCTTGAAGCCTATATGCTTCAGAGCTTTTTCCCATCCATCACGACCAACACAGTACATTGATGAACAGCCCAAATCCTTACCTATTGCTTTTGCCACACTGTAGGCATCATCTATCCAGTCAACCATATTGGTGCCTCCTAGCAATCCAACAAAGATCGCAGAAACACCAGTATCAAAAACTCGCTTTCTTACAACAGCAGCACCACAAATTTCGCTTTCTTTGTATATTACAACAAGGATTGCATCAGCATTATTCAAATCTCTGCGAATTGTCTCCTCAGTTGATTCACCATTTGATTGATCAATTGCATCTTGCAAATGGACTATAACTCTTGGCCATAATAACTCAACTAATGCTGGCAATACTGCTGAAACTGTGTAGCTCATAAAAATCCTTATGGTGGGTTGCAAGGTTTCCAACCAGCAGAAGTATATATCCACTGGCCTTCATGGGTTATTGGTGAAGGAGTGCCAACACCAAAATATCTTACCATACCAGGCTGAGGCTTAGCAGGCACTATATAAATTACATCAAGATCATTAACTGTCTTAAATGACTCAACAACCTTTTGACTCAATGAATTGAGCCAAAAGATTATATCAGAAAGTTGCGTTGGAACAGGAGAAAGAACAGGCAATTTCATCTTAATCCATCCACAACATAGCCAAGTGTATAATCAACAAGAACAAACTCACTAGAGTCAAGAGAGTTAATTTTTATACCAAAATATCTACCTGTAATTCTAAATTGTGCCCTTCTGCCTCCGGCTGGTATCTGGATATTTTCAGTTGTACCAGACTCAGCACCATATGGCGTATCATAAGTTGCAATTCTGATATTTATAGCAGAATTGGTATTCATAGATAGAACAAGCTCAAGAGCAGTACAAATTATGTCTGGATCACCAGCAGGCAATATTCCATATCTTTCAAGATAGCTGCTCAAAGCATAGTCTGAATCAAATCCAGATAAATTCAAAACTCTAAATTCAGGAGATGCATCTAATGTTGCAAATCGTATTTCTTCTTCACTTGATGTAGTTGATGCAGCATTCCATATTTGATTATCATTTTCCCATTCAATATCTTGAACTGCCCAAGATTGTGGAATAATATCAACAGGATAGCCAGCAGCCATATGATATGTTTTATCAAGATCACATGTTGTAAATGCCTGTTTCGCAACATTATATATGAATGCATAATTTGGAACTTGTTGTGCAACAGGAACACAAAACCATATTTCATTAAACAATTCAGAAGCAAAAACAAATGATGATGCAAATCCAATTCTATCTAATGATTGTATGAATTCACCTTTTATTTTTTCTTCACTAATTGGCTCTATTGTATTGCCATCAGTTTTATAAAGATTATCTTGTCCAATAAAATAGTGAAAACCATCATGCTCAACAACAGCATTATTTGATATTATGCCAATTGTATTTGATACAACTCTCACATTGAATATAAATTGGCCACCAACAAGATCAAATGCATGAATTGAATTCTCTGAATACACCAAAAATGAATCACGTAATGGAAGCCCGCAAATAGGCTTTCCGCCTTCTGCTGGCAATGGTACACTACCAGCAACAGCTGCTAAATCAATCTCATCCCAAGTATTAGGTATGCTCCCAGTATCAGCAACGTTTGACCATCTAACAACATAAGGCAACTCAACAGCAGCTTCAACCATCCCAATTGCAAAAAGAAAGTTTTTGAACTGTGATATTGATAGGCAAGAATACCCTTTATCCTGCCAGCTATCAGTTGCATCCCAAGGAAGTGCAACAAAATCAGTTGGAGCAGAAATATCAGTCAAGTACATCGGAAACAATTCTGGGTGATTAAATATTGATACCCCACCAAAAATGCAAGAAGTCCATAGCCAAGGAGAAACAAGTGGGACTGTTTCACCTATAGAAGCAGGTGTTCTATCAACAAAAGTTGATCCGTCCCAAGTCCATAAAGCCCAATCAATGTCTCCGGCTGTTGCGTTGCCTGCACCAGCAGAAATCCAAACTTTACCATCAATAAATGGAGCAAATTGAATATGGCCTGGAACACTATCAGAAGGCTCGTCTGCAATTAGCCTAGAGCCTCCAACACTTTTCATTTTATTTGCAAAAATATGAACATTACGTGCAATATTCCACCCACCATCCGGAATAGTGTCAGGAGCCAAATCTGGCAAAGCACCAAGACTTGCTAATGATGGAGCACGATATTTTTCCATTATAATTTCATCACCAAAACAGTCAATTGTACTTGCCAATACCCAACTAATAATACTGTTAAACTTGCAGGGGCAGCAGTGCTTGGAAATGTTGCCTTTTCCCAGATTTTTGGGTAATCATCCATTGCAAAAGCAATATGACCAACTGAATCATAATAGATTGTTGGCACAGGATTTGCTGATCCACCATTAACATTCAAAGGCCAATTAACAATATCACCAGGCAAATATGCGGCTTGAGTAACTTTGTTCCTCAACACATATTCATATCCAACAACTATTTCAGTCTCTGGATCAAATACTACAGCAGAAGTCCAAACTGTTGATTTGTTAACAAGATCAAATAGTGGTTGCTGCCTTCTTATCAAAGGAGTAGCTGCTTCAATTGAATCATCAACATACTTTTTGTTTGTCAAATCATCATCACCCAAAGGCAAGTTTGGGTTTTCAATTTGTGCTGCTGGCCCAACTAATGTGCCACCTTCTAATGGGAGAAAAAGATCAACATATTTTTTAGTTACATGCTCATCATCATCAACAGGAGGGAATGTGATGCCAGGGTCATTTAGTATAACACCAGTCATGGTTCCACCTGCAAGATTCAATTTTGCAGCATCAACAGCATCAATTTCTGCAGACAAAGTATCAAGCTGAGTCTGAATTGATGATGTAACTCCATCAAGATAATTAAATTCATTAGTTGTTGGAGTTATTGCAGCAGCAGATAAATTAGGGAAGTTATTTTGCAATACTTCCTTTACCATTCTTATGTGATCATCACCTTGACTAACAAGATCAGTTGGATCAGGATTAGCAGGATCAAGTTGTGATATAAAACTTGCTGTTTCAAGACCCATTTTTCAATCCTCAGCTTTCAATAATTGTTACAAGTGATGATGCAGGCCATTTCTTTAACCAATTTTGTGATGTCAACTCACCAAGAATAGAATTGAATCGATCATTCCATGCAGCAGCAGCATCTGGATTTTTAACAAAAGAGCTTATTTCAAAAACAATACCTGCAATATAAGCATCAGGATATGTAGAGGATATTTCATTCTCAGGATCAGCTTCAGTTAATGGTGTAACTTTTGTATAATATTGCAGCTTTACATCACCACCATTTGAAAAGGTTGCATTTGTTAGCAATAAATTTGATTTAATTGTATAAATTATCTGCCCAGCATATTGCTTTCCAACTGCCAGAAATGGATTTTTAATAAGATCATTAAATACTTTTGGAGTGATATACTGCATAGTATAATACTCATTTGTGTCTTCATCAAATACTGTTGCCTCTCTAATCTCAGAGAAATTTGATGGCAAGATGGCATATGATCCTGGATCATCACCATCTTCAAAAAGCATTACTGTTGCAACAGCTTCAATTTCTTGGATTCGTAAAACCCTATTGATTTTTGATTCAACCATTTTAATGAACACAGGAATTTTTGCAACCGTCTCTGTATCAGTGCGGTCAGCAAAAGATAATGCTGCTTCAACTATCTCTGTGTAATTCATAAATTACTCAACAAGAATACAAAAATCAGTTGTGAATATGCTTAATGGCACTCCATGTGCAACTTTTGGATTCATCATTATTGCAACTGTTACATCAGCTGCTGATAATAAAACATTCTCTGCATTAAATGCATATGGAGTATTTGCTTTGCATGGAAATGGTTGAGATACAACTGGGTTTCCTGAAAGTGAAAAATCTTGAATAGTAACATTTGTATCCTTGTCAAACATTACTGCAGATGCAACAAGTGGATAGGTTAAGTTTAACATGCCCATTTCAATTACCTCTTAAAGTTTTGATGCTCGCGTGCGAAACATTGCATTGGCAGGATCATTCAACACTTTCCGGCGTTCTGCATCCGTAGAATTAAACCAATCAATTATACCTTCATTCTTCCATTTTTCAATTATCAAAAGTGGTATTCTTGCAACATGATTCATGACTTCTGATTTATGTCGCCCAGTCAATTCATGATTACGCATAGATTTGTTATAGTCAAGTATTGGCTCAATATCTTGAGTCCGCTCAACAAGAACCTTACCTGTGCTTTCATCAACACTAAGAACTTCCTTTATTTGAGAAATCTGATCCCATTCTACTGCTTTCTTGTGCACATCTAATTCCTCAAATAAAGGAAGTTGCAAAAGCAACTTCCCTATTTACCATTAAGTCAAGTTCACAATCTGAACATGAGCCAATGGGTTCAACGTTGACAAAGTGGTTTCCCAAATGATCTGCTTTTTAGCTGAGTCACCAGTCACCGCCAAGTCCTGTGAGAACATTGGGCGAAGATCAGAAATCTCAACGAAATCAGGATCAACCAAAAACACCTTGGTGAGGTCACAGTAGCGCGTTGGCGCAACAGTAACAGTTTGGTAATCACCATCATACACGTCAATACTTGCAACAAGTTTCTTGTTGTCAGTATCAGCATAACGAGTAGATGAGCCAGTGAAAGCAGACAGCAGGCTGCGTTGCTTGGAGCCAGAAAACATCATGATGTTTTCGTTGCTGTTGTTTTCCCACATTTGAGTCAAAGCCAGTTTCAACTTCGCTTCAGTGAATGCACCTGGAGTCAAAGTTCCTGACATCAAGTCAACACCGTTTCCTGTTGGAGACACAGCACCAGAGCCACCATCATAGAAAGCATCGCCTGCCAAATAAGCAGTGAAGCTTGCCATTTCACGAGCAACAGACTCAGAGCCTGCAACTTTGATCTGGTTTGCAGCCAAAAGCGTATATTCCAAATCACGCTTCACTTCTTTCATGCGACGAGCAACTTGATAAGCCATTTCAGACTTGATGCCACCACCTTTCAAAACCTTTTCCTGTGTGCCAGAAACGATGGCAGTTTTGGTCAAGATTTGGGTATAGTTGCCCAAGCGCACACGGCCAGCAGGTTGAACAGCAATAGCATCATTGCCTTCAATTGCTTTGTTTGCAGCAGCGTCTGCAAGAACATCTGTTAACCACTCATGGTTTGTGGCAGTTGCTTTGCCCTTTTTGCAAGCAGTAACAAAAGGGGTTTCAGTTGGAGAAACGTCATACAACAAGTCTGACAAATCCTCACGGTTACCACCTGTTACAGTTGGTGAATCATACGTACTAAAGGTTCCAGCTGGTACACTCATAATATCCTCACATTCTTGATTCGAGGGCGCTTGCCAAGTCACCAACATTTCCTGACCGTTTCAGCGTAGCTCTTACATTCTTCGCTGCTCGTGCCTTACTCATGTCATTCTTGATAGCACCGGGTTTTTGAAAATTTGGAACAGATTTTGCAACCTTTTGTTGAGCTACTGTGGCACCCATGCGGTATGCTAAGGCATCACGAATAACTTTCAACTGGCGATGGTCACTTATTGCATTAAGCTCATGATCTTGAAAGCCATAATGTTCTGCAAGGCCAGCACGCATCTTAGAAGTCTCTGCTTGTCTAACTCCTGGATTTTGCCACTCAGGAAACTCTTGTAAAACCATAGAGGCCTGTTGTGCCAGAAATTGACCATAAGCAGTTTCTTGTTGCTGTTTACGCACCATCTCAACTTCTTGACGTTGCTGCAACGTTACTTGCTTAGCTCTTTGCAAACCATTGTAGGCATCTTCAAAATCTTTTTGTGCAGCGACATATTCAGCTGGGTTTTCACGACGCAAACGTTGCCAATCAATTTCTTGATATTCCTTGACAAATTTTGCCTCAAGAGCCTCAGTCATCTGGTCAAGCACATAAAATTTTTCTTCGGCCTTTTGAGCTATCGCCTGATATTCACCATCGACAACTCTCATCTTTTCAGACAATTGCATCGACTTATTGTTAACGTGCTTTTGGAGCTGATAAGACTTAACCAGCTCACTAAATGGAACAGGAGTCACCTCACCATCCACTTTAGCATTGACCATCACTTGACCATTCTCATCTTCAAAAACTTGATCTTCTGCAAGACCAAGGTATTTTGCTAATGTATCAGCAGTCTGTTCCGGCTCGTCAACGACGGTATCATCTGTTTCTAAATCATCACCGGTGCCTTCTAAACCCGTAGGTGCGGCTGGTGCTTCTTTTTCAGCAGTTTCACCATAGAGTGCACTTTCCACTCTTTCTTCGATTGTTGCGCTGCTTGTTGGTGCGGCAGTAGCTTCTGTGTTCATTGTTTAGTTTCCTTATCAGATTGTTTGGAATCTTCTTCAATTTGAAACTCAGCCATTTTGCCTGTTTCAATCTTGACTAGAAGATCATGTTTTAGTGAATCTAGTGCTTTAAACATCATGTGCACATTACATAAACTTTCTTTATCACCTATAGCACAGGTTCTAAATGCATTTAATAAAATCCTTTCCTTGTCTTCAAAAAACTCACCAAAGTATTTATCAAGTGCATCTTTGGCAATCTGTGCTTTTTCTACTTCACTTACTAATTGCATTTGTTCATTTGGAGTTAACATTTTGCCTCACTTGACGGGCCATTCATAATGGTTGCCATCGTTAAATTTGCCACCCCAAATACCACCTTGGGATTCCCACCACTCACCAAGAACTTTATGATCAGTGGTTTCTGTCAAAAACTTTCCATCTCTGAAAAGATTTAAGTCAATAGCCAATCTCGATTTGTGCTTTGATCTTGGCGTTCCATATCCTTTTGCTACACCAACTTCTCCAAAAACTCTTGGGTCACGATAGGCATCACCTAAAGTTACTTCATAGCCAAGTGCAAATGCCTTGTCTATAAGACGAGGCACCATTGATGCAAATTTAACAGTCGCTTTCATTTTGTTTTCGCATGGCCAATGTTAAGTGCAAAAATGCTAATGATGCGCTTGATAACAAGCAAGATGCCATCATCAGCCGGAGTAGGAGTCATAGCAGCAATAATGGATGCTACACCAATAATAGATGTGGCAAGCTCAACATACTGTGGTGCTTTATCAATAATCTCATTCATAAAAACTCCTTTAGCAAAGTTTTGAAGCCAAAAATAATTGCACCAATTGCTGCAAATAGCGCACCCAAACCAAGAACAAACTTGTAAATGCCTGTTCCAGTATTCAAAACAACTACTAAGTCAGATATTTTTGACTCAACAGCATTAACATCCTGCTTAGTTGCAACATTCGAAATTAAGTGCTCCAAAGCAGCCACCCTATCTCTCAAATTTTCAATGTGAACATGCAAGACAGATTCTTCATCAGGCATAACACAAGCCTTAATTAGCAGGAATCAGCTGCAAATACTCCCCACATGGAATCTCACCAATGTCAGGCATACCAAGGCTATCATAAAACACTGCTACATCACCACATTGAATATTGCTGAATCGCACAATAAGACGCTGATTCTTTTCAATATGCTCTTCCGGCAGGCAGCTCGTGTCATCATCAAATTCAATAGCAACACCATTGTGAATTGTGATGCCTTCATAATGCTGGCCATTATGGCAGACTACTACTGGAACATTTACTACATTCTGAACTTCACTCATTTGGCAGCTCCTCAGTTGATAACTCTGAACTATCTTCCACTAACTCTTCATTTGCATCAAAATTTGCATCTTGATCAGTTGAAGTTTTTGCTTCAATTTCTGTCAATTTCACTGCAATACTTGTATCATTCTGGTGATATTTGAACTCAAGCTCATCACTTTTGTTCTTGCTATCAAGTGCTTGCTGAAGTTCTTTTATCTGATTGATTGATTGCTCTTTTAGAGCAGCAAATCTAAGTTTTTGATCATCAATTTCAGCTTGAAGCTGATTTTTCTGCATCATTGCATTGGCCTTAGACTGCTCAGCATCAGCAAGTGCTTGTTGTGCTTTGAAGTCTGCCATAGCAAGAAGTCTTTGTTGCTCTTCCTGCTTAGATGAATTTTCAGAAACTTCTTTCTGTTTAGCTTTGCCTTCTTCAGAATCAGGAGACATAAAGAATCTGCTGATCCCAGGCACACCCATTTGCTTAGCAGCAAACTCAAGAGCATTATAAATCTGCTTAGGTGCAACCATTGCTTGTTGCGGATTTGCAAGAGCCTTTTCTTGCAAAGTCAAAATCTGTTGAGCAGCAGCCATAAGAGTTGTCTTGTCACCTGATCCAAGGCCAACACGAACAGTTGAGCGCAATCTGCGATTCCAATTTTTTGGATCAACTTTAACCCAATTCTCTTTGAATCTGAAGTCGTAAACTGCATCCATGTGCTTAACTGCCAAGTCTCTGATCAAATAGCACAATGGCTTCATTCCAGTTTCAGCAACTACACGAATTATCAAGTTCACAAGCTCTTGTTTGGCATTCATAACATCACGAATGCCTTCAGAACCAACTCGATCACCAATATTATCAAGCTTAACATCACCATTGGCATCAACACCAACACGACCAGCACGAGTCATATCAAGATAGTCGAGCATACGATATGCAGCATCACCAATCGGAGGAGTCACAATTGGCTCAAGTGCTGCTTGCGATTTAACTCGAACAATACCACCTGGTCGTGAAACAAGCAAGTCATCAAGGTTTACTTGGCCTTCAAGAACCTTCATTCTTTGGTTGTTCTGCAAATAGATGTTGTCCATTGTATTGCGCCACAATGCAGTCTTGTGGTCTTGAATCTGCCACAAGCGATCAAAAATGGACAATCCAAAAAACTTATGGCTCATCAATATTGCAGTTGTTGATACAAAAGGACAGCCATCAATCTCTTCAATTCCAAGAACAGCAGTTGGATTTGAGCTTCCGGCCACTGTCACTTTCACTCTCTCAGAAATACCATCACCGTCAATATCAAGCCAGAGGTAGCACTCTGCAACTGTAATTTCTTTCTGTGATGCACCATAATCAAAATCATTTTGATCAGGCATGTATTCTTCACCTTGCATGATGAAGCGATATGCACTGACTTGATCATCATCATCGCTTGCAGAACACTCAGCACCTATAGCATAAACCATGTCTTTATCATAGCCTTCTTCAACAAGACTTGACAAAGTGCGAGGCTCTATGTGTGCATAAAATGGAGCTTCATCAATAAAAATTGAATTATGGTTTGCTGAGATACAAAACTTCTCAGGAGCAACAGAGCTAACATTAATCTTTCCAGTCATTTCTGTTCTGTTAACTCTCACATCATGAAAAGTTATTCCTTCAACAACATATGGAGTGTGAGACACTAATTCTACAGCAGGATCAGATAAAAGAACCTGAAGTTGCTCATCAACAATTCCAGTGTAATCTTCTTTGGTTATCTTTTTCTTTTTTGCATAATATGCTTTGATTATGCCATTCTTTTGCATCAAAGCATCTTTAACAAATTCATGGATTGCAACAAAACCTTCATTGTCTTTCATCAAGATTTCATAAACAAAATCTGATTCAAGCTCTGCTTGAGCTTCATCTTCAGCACCAGTAGGATCAAATCGCACAACATCATTGTTTGACGTCAGCTCTTTCATTATTGCTGGCATCATCCATTCTATTGCATCAGCAACATCAGTTGAAACAACTGATGACTTTCCTGGTGCTTCACGACCATTCTTGTTACCAAGATAATAAGCCAAAGCATTCTCACGGTTGACCTGAATGGCATCACGGCCAGTCATGCCATAGCCTTGAGCATCCTGCAGATGCAAGCCTATGATTGTGAGTAAATTTGCTTCAGTTATTGGTTGCGGCATTATTTTTGCTCAACTTTAGTTTCTTTGGCTTCTTTTAGCACAACATGATTGTCATATTTGCCATCAAGAGCATCTTGAATAACTTTCTTTGCTTCCGGCGTGTGCCCGTAAAGAATGTCAACTGCACCATTTGGTTCATTCAATGCTTCAGATAGTTTCATTGCATACCTCCTGCTTGTTGCTGTAATTTCTGAACAAGAGCATTCCTTTCTTCAGGTGACATGCTCATCAATTTTTGCATAATTACTTGCTCAGAGGCTGCTCTATCAGGATCAACTTGAGCCGGAGGAGCAGCCTGTTGTGCAGGAGCATCAGCATAAGAACCGCCTTGCGGCATATCATATGGAGCACCTTTATCAAGTAATCCTTGTGGAGGCAAAGGAGGTTTGACTCCATCACCAACATAGCCGTTTCCAGTATTGATTATGCCTTGAGTTGATCCTTCTGCAGGCTGACCAGAAATCATCTGCTGTGCTTTCTGCAAGAAATCTTGTGCAGTAATTTGACCGCTTTGCAAAGCAGCACTGGCTTGCTGTTGAATTTGTGCAGGCAACTGTGATAAGATTTGCTGTACTTGTTGCATCATACCTTGATCTTGTTGACCACCGGCTTGTACTTGATCATAAATATCACCAGCACCTTGAGCTGCATTGCCAGCAGCCATGCCAGCTGAGTTGGCTATGCCACCAAGCCCAATTGCATCTTTACCGGCTGCAAGAGTAGGATGCTTATAGGCAAACTTGGCTTCATTTACTATGCCGCCTGTGCCAGTTGCTTCTTGAACAGCATCAACACCTGCATCAATGCCACCATTCATCTTTGCTTGCCATTCATCCAATACTTCTCTTGCAGATCTTTTACCGGCCATTTAAATCACCAATTTATCAGATTGAGAATAATCTGGAGCCTTGCTCCAGGTTTCATTTGCGATCAAGGCATTGCCTTCACCGGCACCAAGGAAAGCATATTGGCCTGCCTCGCATATGTGAGAATAACGTCCTTTGTCTGGTTTATCCTGAAACTTATCTTCACCAGATACTTGCATACGCTTATACTTATAGCCACCAGCCATACCTTTGCGAAACAACTTTGCTTTTGGTCCAATCACAAATCCAGGTTTGCCAGTAAAGTCCATACGCATAAGAGCAGCTGCAACACTTTCACGGCGAATAGTGTAATCATTTGTATAAGCAGGCCAAGCATTAATTCCGTTGGCTGCTAGCATCTGGAATGGTGTTGTCTCATCAGACTGTGCTCTTGCTTCACCAGCAGGATCACCATAGAATTCAATCTCATAGCCTTGATAGTCTCTCAAGACTTTTTCTTTCAGCAGGCGGCCAAATGACATGGCACCCATATCAAAAGTGCAAAGCTCATCAAATATAAGCCAGCGACCAGCAGCATTCTTTTGGCAGAACAGAGCAGCTGGAGTCAATCCAAAGTCAATACCAACATAGACTGTGAGGTCTTTGTTGATTATCAATGGCTCATCAGTGTGATGCACATCATCGTGATACTCTGGATAGATAGGCTTGCCATTCTGGACAAAGCCATATAGGCCATGCACATAAACATTTATCCATTCTTGATCTTTGCCAGACTGCATATTGATATAGTAGCCATCAGGCAAGTTTTCCAAATTTTCTGCTTCAGGTGAAGTGCCTGAAGGCTGATGGAACACAGCATGATTTTCCGGCTTGCTCTCTTCAAACAGCTTATACATCCAGTGGTCTGAGTCAGGATTATTTGTGTCCATTATCAATCCGAACCAAGTCGGTCCACCATCACGCTTGTTGGGATAGCGACCAAGACGACCAATGAGCATATCAATAACAGCTTTTGGCACTTCACGTGCTTCATTGACCCATCCACCAGTTAGCTCCAAAGAAAGTAGCTTCTTGATATCATCCGGCTTGTCTAGTGCACGAAAAAGAAACTCTGCCTCAATGGATGTTCCATCAGGCAGAGTCTGGAGGAAGGTAAACTTCATGTCCATGGCGCGCCAAAATCCAGTTTCTTTTGGGAACCAATCAAAGAAAGATTGCATCGTGGTATCTGCTAACTCACGATATGTATTGCGAATTACTGCCCAACGAGTCCTGCGGACACCATCTTCAGATGGTGCTTGCTCACAGGACTTGATCATCATTTCCATGATAGAGGCAACAGATTTGCCTGATCCAATTGGGCCCATTATGCAACGAACGAAAGCATCTGAGTCATGAAACTGAGTCATAGTCTTAGAAGCAACATACGAAACTGGTCGCAATGCTTGAACTAATGGCTTGAGCTTCAATGCTGCATTCATGGTGTCTTAGTCACTGTGAATGTAAAGTTGCCAGTAGGCGGGACACCAGTGCCTTCTTCTGACCATTCTTTGGAGAATCTGGTCAAATATGCAAGAGAGGCTTGCTGCCCACCTTTATCACGCATAGTGCTAAATAGATTGTCAACGGCGCGCTTCTTTGCCTTTGCACGACCTATTGCAAATGCTTCCTTAAAAGTGCTCTTTTCAATCTCATTAAGTCTGGATAATGGAGTGCCAAGAGCCAGAAGCACTTCCTCTTCACTCAATCCGGCTGAGTAGTCCTCAACCTTATCAAAGAAGAAGGCATCAACATTCTCAAGACCTTGTACATCTTTGTATGCAAGCATCTTTGTATTTGGTGCCCAATTGAAGATTGATGAAAGTGATTAAGATACTTTTACCCTATATAGAAGAAAGAGTCAAGCTTTATTTTAGGGTTATAGCAAAATATTCTGCTGCTGCGATTTGAGATATTTGTTTGTGTTGTGAAGTGCAAGATTCCTATTTTGTTGTTGCAAAATTTTTGGGAAATTCTGGAAAAATTGTGAGGTAGGGTAGAGCTTTAGCTCAAGCTGCCCACGCCCCCTCCCTCTCATCTAGGTACTTTCCGCTCCACGCTACGGGTATGTACTTATAGACAGGATGAGAGTACTGAGATATAATCCAGATGCCTTCGGTAATTACCTATAGACATCCATCGCTAGATAGAGTAAGCAATCCATCTAGGTATAATTACTTATAGACAATCTGAGCCGGTTAGTATAAGAGAGGAGGTAGGTATATGTACTTATATACTTCTATAGCTAGATATAGTATCACGCGTGCGCCCGTTAGGTAAATAGATGGATAAGTATATGCCGTAATGGATTACGTATTACTCCGTATATATTCCTCAATCGTTTAGAGTAAGATGGCCTTATCGAATCTACTAACGGATTCGATTACTTACTAACTTAAACTTAAACGAGGGACTACAAATGGATACTATCGACATCAAGCCGGTAACAAAAGACGGCTTCATATTGTCTGCAATGCAGGGAGGCGCGAGTCTTAAAGACGCGATGCAATCCTGGAAGGAAAGCGGGAACTCGGTTCGACGCGGGAAAGGCGGGCGTGCAGCATTCTATGACTATCTTCGTGACGGTAATAGCGTTACGACTGAGAAGGAGTTGGAAGCCTATATTGCATCGGCTGATTGCGAGTTTTCCGAGAACGAGCGTAAGACTAGCAACTACGGGCATTGGCTCGCGATTGCAGAATTAGTCGAGGCGGTTCGCACCTAATAGGTAGAAACCGAAGATGCACCGTCGAGAGGCGGTGCATTTTTTGTGCCCGTTAATCATGCATCAGGAGAACAACATGGTCTATTGCACTAGTCTGCATCGGGAAATTCAGGCGCACAATACGGGGAATTGCAGCAGCTCCGGCGCGGCACTTCACCATTGCATCCATACTTTTCATGCCTCAATGCTGTTATGGGGCAAAATCTAGGGGCATGAGGGATAGAACAAAGGGAAGTAACAGGGAGGAGGGTGTGTATAATTTCTCCTTATATATTAGATACTTAGCGTTGATATATCCTCTTTGTCCCTACTCCTTCGAGACCCCGTATTGGGGGGGGCGCGCTCGGGGGGGGGGTAAAAAAGGGAAAATCAGCGGTAAGTCATTGTTTTTTAAGGATAAAAAAAAACAAAGTCCCTGCCAATTACCCTATCCCATCACTACCTGAGAAAGGGAAAAGGGAAAACAAATCGTAGTTAACGCAATCCAATACGACAGAACCAGCCGGAAGCAATCCAACAATAGAATATTGAGGCAATATATTGAGGTGATGCATCCGTTGATTAACTAGGTATAACTCCGTATATCTTTTCGCCTTATACTAGGATATGATGGCTGAGTAGATAAAGCTCTACTGAAATTAACTTAAACTTACTGAGGTACACAAGATGCAAACTGAGATAGTAACACTGGAAGAAGCAACACAATTAACTGAAGGATTACCTCTAGCTGCAACAGATACAATCATCTGGTCTCGCATTGGAGTAGGTGGCGAGAATAAGCAAACAGTTTGTATCTTTGAAGATGTAGCAAAGAAAGGATACATAATTACATACTCAATAGCAGATTGCGATGATGTTGAAGTATGTGTATTCGGCGGGCATTTACTCGGAGTGCACGAAACTCTGCTCACTCTCTGTGTAGAGCACGGAATCAGCATCGAAGCAGAATCTGGTGATCCAGACCTGAAGATAGTAGCAGCAATGACACTTTACATCGAGGAGTTATTCAAATGAGCAATCTTAACCAGAATATCAATCAAGACATTAAGCCATCACCACGACTCAAGCTTGCCTATGTGCCACTATCAGAGAATGGCGGCGTATTAGTGCTGCAACCAGAAGAAACGGCTATCCGGCTGGAGCACGAGACAGATGGTAGAGTTACAATGCACCTAGTCAAGAAAGGTGAATTGCCAACTCTAATGAACAAAGAATTTGCGATGACCTTCATCCGAGATTCAAAGTCACAAGATGGATTCTCAATGCCATACATTGGGCCTAAGCCAAATGAATCTGAGCAGCCACGATATAGAAATCTCAGATCACGTGAAGACGTGCTGTCGCCGGAATACCAACTCTATCTAGCAAATGAGTTGGAGCGCGAAATTATCAAGCGATCAGCGCGGGTCAAAGGTGACATGCACGGATTAACTGAATTAACCGGCCTTCTCCCACATGAGGAAGAACAAGATGAGCATTAATACAGCACCAGTGTTTGTAACATTGCCCAAGTTATCAACTGGCAAAGTCAGACTTAACGTCAATAACATAGTTGGATGGACAACTACATCAAATGGATACTCAAAGATCAATCTGTTAGATGATGATGCCTGCTCAATTGAGTTAGCAGCAACATTTGATGAAGTGTCTGATCTTGTATCAGCAGCCATTCTTGCAGGACCTGGAGGTATTGATCATGCTAACTAAACAAGAAGTATTTGATAAAGCTGGTGTTGCTTTGCTCAAACAGAAAACAAAGAGTCTTTTGAAAGGATGTGAGGAGCCTATTGTATTACAAGGCAAAGTGTCTACTCTTTGCGCATATCGTGATGCATCTGGCAATGGCAATAAGTGTGCAGCTGGACATCTGATATTAGATGAGCACTACACATTTGATCTTGAAAACAAAATTACTAAAGATTGTGATGTTGTCAAGGCATTGATTCAATCCGGCGTAGACATGGATCAGCCAGATATATTTCAAATGGTGCGTGATCTACAGAGGCTTCATGACTCAAATCCTGTTGAAGAATGGGAACACAATCTAATCTGCTTAGCTATGAAATATGAGCTATCAAATGAGGCAATAAAGGAGGCTGCTAATGGGCATACAGTTTAGTGAAGCACAAAAGCAACACTCTGATGTACAATCAGAGAAAGAAAAGGCAATGCACAAGAACATAGCATTATGTGCAGCAATACGTGAGATAGCCGCCAGTCCTACTGCCAATGGCTATGCACGTGGATATGCTGATACTTACTTCAGCCTTCACCGTGAGTACCAAGGTGATGATCTGAAAGAAGCAAAGCGCATCCAGATCAAATACATCTTAAGCAACATCACCCACTGGAGGGGCAACCGCCACTCTGAAATCCGTCAATTACTAAAGGAAGCATCCAGATGAAACAACATTCTTTGAAACATGCAATATTGTTATCGTGTGCAACAAGCGTAGGATTAACTTTTGGCCAGTATATGAACCAAGACACTGATCGTTGGAGATACAATCCAGGCAATGAAGCAATGTTCTCTCGAGGAAACTCTGGTGTGCGTCAAGCACAACGTAAAGCCAAGAAGCTGCGTAATGTACGCGCAAGGAGCTCAAAATGAAAGCACATTTCGCAATAATCAAATCACTAACTTCTCGCTATTCAAATCAATCAATAGTTGAAGTTCATGAAGTAACAGATGGTATGTCAAATGACAAAACAATATCACCATGTGGCAGATTCTTTACTTATGGAATTGGCTACATGTTCAAGTCAGAGGTTGTGACAATTGAGCTAGATGAAATTGATGACTTTGAGCGTGAGATTGATGCATGTGATGATGCCATCCGTGGTCTAACATCAGCAATGTACAAGCGACTAGAGACAGAGCTTGAAGTGCCTAAAGCACGCAAGCTTGAGCTACAACAGCTTGTTCACATGCCTGCTGTTGATGTGACATATCCTGAGCCAAATATCCCTGATGCCGCGGGGCTTGATGAATGTGAAGATGCATATCAAGAGTCTCTTGTTGATCCAGCACCTAAGTCAAATATCCCACCTGATTCAGAATATGCTGAGGATTTGCCTGATGACCAAGGCTATGATGATGGTCCATACAATGGCCTTGTAGATGATGAGGATGGCATATGAGCAGGCACATAACTGTAACATGTGATCTTTGCAAGCAAACATGGCAGGAAGGCGAGCAACAGATGTGGTATGCTGGAGTATTTTATAATTCAGCTCCTTGTTTTCCAAGCTATGCTGATCCAAAATATCAAATCCATATTTGCAGAAATTGTACTGAAGATATGAGGTTGGTGCCTATTGCTCACTCAAGGCCAAAATCAGATTTACCACTGCCTGAACCTGCACCAACTATTGAGGATTTGATTCGCACTATAATTGATGAGGTATTAAATGAGTGTACATAATGCACAGAAAGATCGTGAGCTTGAAGAATACCTCAAGCAATTTGGTTACTGCGGATTGTTCGCACATCGTGAGGACTTAAACAAAGCAATGGAGTATGTGACAGAATTAGCTGAAGCATCTGGTAATCCTCCGGCTGTGATCACCGCAGTGTTTGTCTATGTCAACACGCTGCTCAGGTTGCTCCATGATAATGAACAGCTTAATGATTCTCACTTGGATATTAAGCAGCCATCACCACTAATCATTCCTAATGGAGGTATACAGTGAGATACATGCTAATAGCAATGATAATCGGACAGCCTATTCACACAGAGCTGTTCACAAAGAAAGTCTATTGTGATAAGGCAGCAACTACTATATCAATAGTAGCGCAAAGCCAAGCTGTATCACAAGGGCAACCGTGGAATCCAGCAAACTATATTGTTTGCTATGATCTTAAATACTAGGAGGTGCAGCCATGAAGCAGGATATGAGAGCAGAGTTTGAGACTGTTTATTGTAAGACGGGAGAGAACATCGACCTGTCGAAGATGCCCAACAATCCAGATCAGTATCGCTCAATGGTGGCACACTATGCTTGGCATGCTTGGCAAAACCGCCAGCAAGAACTCGACGCTGCTAGGCTGGAGGTTGATAGGCTGCGGGGTTTGATTGGATTGTCATACGGTTATTTGTGGCATGTAAATAACGAACACGGAACGCCGCAAAGATTTTACCCGCCAGAGCGAGCCGCTTATGAGGCTAGAAAATTACTGCGCGATACGCTTACACATGAACAGCGCGGCCAATATATCAATTCAGTGCGAGAACTTATTGATGAAGCACTAGCAGCGCAACAGGAGAAAATGATATGAGCAGAGTGATACCAGAATGTGATAATGGTGAGGCAGATGATCTTCGTCATGAAGATCGGATGGCTGGACAAGTAAGTCAAAAGTTGAATGAGCACCCAGATTGCCGAGACCCTGATCACCCTGGCTGTGACCAGTGTGATGATGGCCTTGAGGTTGAAGAATGTGAAGAGTGCGGCCAGATTCTTGATGAGTGCTGGTGTGAAGATTTCAATGAAATTGAGGAGACAGGCGAAGATGACTAAGTTAACTGAAGAAGAAAGACAAAGATTGTGTGTTGCTAAGTTCCGTGATATGTCAGATGAAATGCTATCTGAGATGCCTGGAACAGTTATGGAGTTAGCAAATAAATATCTGCAAACTCTTGGCAAGTTCAGAAAGATGAGTGAGATGTTGATCAAAGCAGCTGAACATCTTCCGCCAATTATGATGCTTGAGTTTATGGCAGAAATGTCTGCTCACTTAGTAGAGTCTGGTGAGAAAACTATGGATGAAGTGCTTCGTGATTTGGAAGGAATAAAAAGAGAAGTTGAAAAGGATGACACATAATGTTCTGGATATTACACTTTTTTGCTATACTGTTTTGTCCTGCTGCATTGTTTGTGACAGTATCTTGTCATATTTTGCTCTATGCACTCTGACTAATAGTTATTGCAAACTGTGCTTCGGTATGTCCCTATATACGGCTGACCCGCGATAGTATATGCTTGCCAGCCGTTTTGGATAGACTCACAAGAGCGTTTATAGTAGCACCCTATACCTATGTATAGGGTGTTATAATAAGGGCTGAAAACGCTTTATATTTAGGGTTATAACAAAGAAATCTGTAATCTCACTAACGGAGAAATTGATGTATAGTATCTGTAGATTCAGCGGCAATCAAATGAACGTACGCAATGGACGCAACTTAAACTTTGAAACTTTTTCTGAACTCGCTGATCACTTTTCTACTCCTGCAAAGGGAGGCAAGCATGAAAGATATTTTGTCCGTGGTAGTCTTGAGCCAATCTATAGAGTTGATGTAAACTTAGCCAAATCTAATATCTTTATTATTGATGGTGATGGCACAAAAGGCGCGCCTGAATCTGGTGCACCTGATCCCCGATTGCTACACTCTATCCTCACTGAAAATAAGATTAACCACTTCATCTATACCACTCACTCTCACTCAGCTGAAAAGAATAAGTTCAGATGTGTCCTTGAGATTAGTGAGCATACAAAACCTGAACTTAAACAAATAGCTGCTAATGTAGTTGGCTTTCTTCACATAAATGACTTCCCACTGTTGTATGTAAAAGAGATGAATACATGGTCTCAACCATGGTTCTATCCTACTCGTGATGATCCTGATGATGGGTTGTTCTACTTTGCCAAATACACCGATGGAGGCATCTTCCGACGGGATCGACAGATGACTGTTGAGGAAGTCAAAGAAGTAAAGGACATTGCTGAAGAAGGCAATTGGAATCTCAATGATATGTATGCAAAGATACGTAACTCAGAGACTTATCATGAGCCGTTGATGCTACTATCTTTTCAGATGATATCAGATGGGATTAAGAGAACAGCATGTATAGCAAATCTACAAGCAGTAATGATGTCAGCTAAGACTCAAGATGCTAGATGGAAGGAGAGGTATGATGCAATTCCTGGGCTAGTGGATGGCGCAATCAGCCGGAAAGAAAAAACAAGTATCGAAGAAGAAGATGAAGTGTATGTTCCAACAGACTTGGAGCATGTGCCAATATCTGAAGCCATGACTCAAATTGTGCGGCCTCCTGCACTGCTTGGGAAACTATTTGATACATCTTTAGCTTTCCAACATCTGCCATCAGAAGTGTTTGCCTTTGCTTCTACAATAGGTTTACTAGCTGGCATCTGCGGTAGAAAGTTTAATGTATCAGGTACTGGTTTAAATGTTGAACTTTTGGTTATTGCTAGGACAGGGAGGGGCAAGGATAGCATCCGAAAGTTCATAACTCAAACTCTTTATGCATTAAATGAGAATGGCTCTAGCTCATCCTTTCTTGCTCCAGCAAGGTTTACTGGCCCAGTTGCTATGTATAATGCACTTAAAGATTCACGATCTTGTGTATCTGTGCAGACTGAGTGCGGCCTTATAAAATCATCTGATGCTGGTGATGGTGCTGGTTGTACCAGGTATCAACTTGGCCTATACTCTGCGTCAGGTCGTAATGAAGTGATGGGCGGTGAAGGTTATTCATCTAAGGATGGCAGCATTCAAGCTCTGAACTCCGCAGCTATGTCTTTTGTAATGGAGTCTACAGCTGAATCTTTCATGACCATTTTCAGTAGTGAAAAAGCAATGACTTCCGGCGAGTTGCCTCGTGTTGGCATATACAGAGAAACTGACTTCATTCCTGATACTAACTTCCATTTTACTAAGCCAGTAATACCAGATGATGTGTTTGAGAAGCTATCAATATTGGCTAATGTATGTGCTCGTGAGCAAGCAAAGCCAACTCCTGATGTAATAGATATGGAGATTGAAGACAAGAATCTTATTGAAGATATCAATACACGCTGGCGCCAAGTAATGAATGAAGAGCATGATACAAAGATGCTTATGGCTACAAGAAATACATTAAGGACTTTGAAGTATGCTGCTATTGCTGCTGTATTTAATAATGAAGCTGGTGATAACATAATCCACAATCGTGAATTGATGTGGGCAAACAATATTGTTGAGGCAGAATATGCATCAATAGACAGATTCTTTAGGCAAGAATATATTGAAGGTGATATTCATGATGTAGCCAAGAGAGCAAAGATAAGCATCAACAAAGCACTAGCAATGGCAGGCTCAGATAAAAGCAAGCGTGCTGTGCCACCAGCATTTGCTAGACAAGGATGCATGCCAGTATCAATATTCAAAGAAATTGTATTGAATATAAAGGCAGTTAAGCAGCTTGGTGATAAGCGTGGAGGATCACGTGATGGAGCACAAAAACTGCTAGAGTATCTAATTGCAAATAGATATTGTTCAAAGCCTCACCCTGTCACATCAACAGATTCATGTAGAAAAGTAACTTGCATTAAATTCTTAAAGGAGTTTGAAACACTATGATTGAATTGATCCTGCCATGGCCACCAACAGTCAACAGTTATTATGTAAAGACCAAGACGCATGTGCACATATCACCTAAAGGCAAGAACTTTAGGGAAGATTTGCAAGCTGCTATAATACAGCAGGCTCCTGATCTAGCACTTGGTGCAGATTTCAGAATTATGATGGAAGTTGTACTATTTGCTCCTGATAAGCGTAAGCGTGATCTTGATAACCATATGAAGGCACTATTGGATGCACTAACCAAAGCCGGAGTGTGGGAAGATGATAGTCAGATAGATCAATTGCAAATATATCGCGGTGCTATCGTTGATAATGGAAGCTGCCACATTAGAATCTATGAAGCTGGCCCAATTATTCCAATTAATGGGAGAATAGACTAAGTATAAGTACCTATAGACAAGATAGGATTTTCCCGATATAATTACTGGCCAAGCGAGGATTTTATGCACACATATTATGATGACCGAAGTAATATATGGGTGTGTGAGTGCAATTTTGAGGGCAGAAAATATGTAGGTGAAGGAACTTCCTACAATGATGCAAGACAAGGAGCAATAGACTGGTACTACAAACTCATTAATGATCTAGGAGCATAACATGGTTGACCTCAATGATCTAATTGAAGAAGAAACAATTCAACGCTGGATAGATGCGCAAGCAACTTTGAAAGCAGTTAAAGAAGAAGAAATGGAGCTGCGCAAAGAAATCTGTGCTGCACTTCAGGAAGTTGAAAAAGGGCATGGCACCAAGTCCTTTCATGTACAAGGCTTTGACCTCAAAGCAACTTTCAGCTTGAACTATAAGTTGGATGAAGAAATGTATGTGCAGAATGCCAGCAAGATGAATGATAGCGAGCTTGATTGCATCAATATCAAGTACTCATTGAACAATGCTAAGTTCAAAGAAATTGATTCTGAGTTGCTCAATAGCATGGTTACAGTAACTGAGGCTGCTCCAACGCTGAAGGTGAAAGACTAATGGCTATCGAGATACGCAAAACCAATGATATTTCTGTCACAGGCAGGGGAATAAAACTTGCTGTATATGGTGGAGCAGGGATAGGCAAGACGCGCCTATCTGCAACTGCACCAAACCCTCTCATAATTTCAGCAGAATCCGGCTTGCTGTCTCTCAAAGATAGTGATACAGATTATATTGCAATCAAAAATCAAAAGGACTTTGATGATGCATATAAATTTGTAAAGTCTCCTGAGTGTAAGTATGAAACAATCTGTATTGATTCAGCTTCTGAGATTGCTGAAACAATACTCTTCACAATGAAGCCAGGTGAGAAGGATGCACGTCAGGCATACATGAAGATGGGAGAATATATGCTGGATAAGATCAGGGATTTTCGTGATCTTCCAGATGTAAATGTTGTATTCAACTTTAAGATGCGCATCATAGAAGATGATGATGGTGGAATTCTGTTTTACGTCCCAATGGCACCAGGCAAGATGATAGGTGACCAAGTTCCTTATATGTTTGATGAGATATTCTGCATGCAACAGAGGAAGGACGGCACAACATTCTTACAGACCAAAGCTGACAGGCAGAGGTTTTGCAAGGATAGGAGTGGCTCTCTTGAAAAAGAAGAAGCTCCAAACTTAACCGCAATCATCAGCAAAATTAGAGGAACTTAAATATGGCTATGTTACCAAAAGTGTTCAACACAAGCAATGTAGAAGATGAGCCAGACACCCTGCCGGAAGGCTGGTATACAGCTCAGATTGTAAAGTCTGAAGTTAAAGATACTGCTGCTAAAGACGGCAAGTATATTTCTCTTCACTTCAAAATTGTTGAAGGTGATCACATTAAACGTATGGTGTTTGAAAACTTAAACATAATCAACAAAAATCCAACCACGGTGAAGATTGCTGAGCAAGCTCTCAAGAAAATCTGCGATGCTCTTGGCATTGAAGAGTTTGAAGACACGACTGAATTGCACGATCAAGATATTCAGATCATGGTTAAGACTCAAGCTGCTTCATCAAACTATCCTGCGAAAGATGTGATCAAAAATTACAAAGCCGCAGAGTAATACTGGATTCAGAGAGCCAAGGATGGCTTAATTCAAGAGGTGTGCATGAATATAGTTGAAAAGCTAACAATGGAAACTTCCGGCTTGGTTATCAACCATGATCGTGGGTACAACGGCATGTCATCAATAGGTGATCCATGTGCTCGCAAGCTCCAGTACAATATGTACATGGCATCTGGAGAAGGACAGCTTTCACAAAGAATAATGCGCCTTTTTAATGTTGGGCATGCATTTGAAGCTGTTCTTTTTGAGATTCTCAAAGATGCTGGCATACATGTTTATGATAGTCAAGCATCATACGTAGATGAAAATGAAATGTGGTTCGGTCATTCAGATGGCGAATTCATGTATAATGAAATAAGATATTTACTTGAAGTCAAGACTCACAATGACAAGAGCTTCAAGCTATTACAGAAATCTGGTGTTAAAAAATCTAAGCCAACTCACTATGATCAAATGACTATGTACATGGGATATGGTGGATTTGAGCGCGGGCTTTATGCAGCATGCAACAAAAATGATTCTGATCTATACTTTGAAGTAATAGAATTTGATCCTAAGCACTTTGAGAAACTTAAACGAAAAGCAGTTGATGTAATTGCATCAGATGTGCTATTGCCTAGAATTGGAAATAATACTGAAAGCTGGTTTGAATGCAAGTTCTGTGATCATATAAAAGTGTGCTTTGGAAGAGCTGCGCCTTCACAGAATTGCAGAACATGTCACTGGGTAGAGCCTAGCAATGGAAATAAGTGGGTGTGTACATATGGACGTACTGAAATAGGTGATCTGCCATTGAATCTTGAAGAGCAGAAAGCTGGCTGCGATAATCACATGTGTGGAAAGCTGTTCAATGAAGCTCCGTGATTATCAAACCACAGGAACTGCAAAACTGGTTCCATATTTGAAGTATCCGCATAGGCACCCTTGCGTTGCTGTGCCAACAGGTGGAGGCAAATCAGTTATGATTGCAGACTTATGTCGCGCAATCAAAGAGTATAATCCTGATGCAAAAATAATTGTTCTGTCTCACACTCAAGAGATTCTTATTCAAGATCACGCAACAATGGAGAAGTATCTTGATAGACCTATTGGGATGTTCTCCGCTGGCATTGGCATTCGCAGGCTATCTGATATTATGGTTGGTGGAATTCAATCAGTACATAGATTGGCTGCTCAATTTGTAAGCTGCACCCATATAATAATTGATGAAGCACATTCAATATCTAAAAATGAAGGCACTATGTATGCATCATTTTTTGAAATAGTAAAAGCTCAGCGCATAGGATTTACTGCAACACCTTTCCGGCTTGGTGATGGTTTCATATATGGGCAAGGCAAACAGTTTACTGAGCTTGCCTATGATCTCACATCAGCGCATGAATTTGTTAAGCTAGTTGAAGATGGCTATCTTTGCCGACTTACCATGAAAGGAACAGAAGTCAAGCTTGATACAGATGATCTGAAGATATTAGCTGGTGACTTTTCTGAGAAAGATATGTCAAAGAAATTTGATAAATCTGCAATAACAATTAAGGCGGTTGATGAGCTCATAAAGAGAGGGGCAGACCGTAAGAAGTGGCTGATCTTTGCAATAGATATAAGCCATGCTGAGCACATAACTGAAGCATTGCTGCGCCGTGGCATTCCTGCAAATGTTGTTCACTCTAAGATGGGAGACAATCGTGAAAGAGTTATTCGTGAATATAAGTCTGGAAAATACAGAGCTATCGTCAATGTTAATGTTCTCACTACAGGCTTTGATGATCCCTCCATTGATCTTATTGCTTTGCTACGACCAACGCAATCTCCGGTATTACATGTTCAGACTGTTGGACGAGGATTGCGAATTTCAGAGGGCAAAAAAGATTGTCTTATATTGGATTTTGCTGGTAATGTTGCTCGCCTTGGCCCAGTCAATAACATAACAATAAAGGAAAAAGGCAAAGGAGCAAAAGGTGGTGAACCTGCAATGAAGGAGTGTCCAGGCTGTTCAACAATGGTATATCCAAGTGTTAGAATTTGCCCAGACTGTTCTCATGAATTTGTATTCAAAACATTGATCACAGCAACGCCGGATGATAATAAAATTATTGATCTTGGTGAAAAGAATGAAGCATTTTATAATGTACAATCTGTACACTATTCTGCAGTTAAAAAGATTGGGAATCCATCACTTGTTAAAGTTACATACTTGTGTGGCTCCAAGACATTCAGTGAGTGGCTTTGTATTGAGCATACTGGTTATGCAAAAACAAAAGCTGATCATTGGATAAAGTTCCGTGGAGGATCAAAGTGTCACACTGTTGATGAATTCATGGAACAAAAAGACAACCTTAAGTGTGCAATTAAAATTAGGGTTGTGAAGAAAGGAGGTTATGGTGTCGTTGAGGAAAGCTATTTTCGGGACTAAGTATTTCCCCTTATAGACTTTCTTTTTTTATACGCTATAATGTGTGACAGTCGAAGGATAATCCTAGCGGCTGAAATTAAACTTTACTTTTTGGAGCATTTTATGACTGATGAACAATTGATGGAAGTGGAAGCTGATGAATTGAATGAGCAAGAAATTGCGATTCAAGGTTGTTTTGAAGATGCGCTGCAAGCTGGCAAGTCTGAAGATGATATTAAACTGGCCATGATTGCTGGTGGTGCCACTTTCAAAAATGTGACTCGTTTGTACAACAAGTTCATGATTGATGCTGGCTTGGCTATTAGCAAAGCTGATCGTGATGCTGCTGTAGCTGGTATTGTTGGTGATGCTGGATTATTGGTTGACGAAGAAGTGTTTGCTTCCTGCGTATCTGAAATCCTGGAACAAGTGAAAGGTTCTACTGAGCGTTCTGCTGGTGCTATGCTGCGTGGCTATGCAAAAGCGAACGGCGTTGAACTGCCTAAGAAAGCCAAGAGTGAAGGTACTCGTCAGTCTGGCTTCCGATTCAAGTTCTACGCAGCTCTGCGTGCAAATCCTGCGATGACCGAAGCTGAAGCTGATGCTTTCAGTCTGGACACTGCTAATGGTGCTTCTGAAAATGACGTTCGTCAATTCAGCCACTATCAAGCAATCCGTCAGCTGGTTAACGATGTTGCTTCCAAGTAATATCGTTTTGAAATAACACTGTGCCCACTTCGGTGGGTACAGTCGTTTCTGGAGGTCACATGAATGATTTTGTCCCTACTGAGTTGAATAACAAAGCAGAATTATATCGCCAGAGAAATGCTTTGTACGGTGATACATATAAGTTGCAAGGAAATCTAATGGACAAGCTGTTTCCTCTTGGCATACAGCTGGATGGAATATGTGATCACAATAGATATGCAATATTCCAAACGATGATATCAAAAATTTGCCGTTATGCTGCCAACTTTGAAAAAGGTGGACATGAAGATAGCTTGGATGATATCTGTGTGTACGCAATGATGTTGAAAGAGCTTGATGTTGCGCTTGCTGAAAAGAAAAAAAGACAACACTTTCAAGGAGAGTAACCTTGCCATAAACGGCGAGTGAAGCGAGTCCGATTCATGGCGTTGTTATACGTCGGAGGTTACAAGTGGAAATTAAACAATACGACACGCGGTTAATGGACTTGGCTTACATGATTCG